AGGAACTGAGTACTGTATCTGTTTAGTATCTGATTCAAACAACTATAATGTTTGGATATCTCAGTTAGGAGAGCAAAACGCTGGATCGCAAAGATATATTTCTGAGCAACCATACGCTGGTGTGTTGTTTAAGTCTCAAAATGCTTCTACTTGGACAGCAGATCAGATGCAGGATCTTAAGTTTACAATTTATCGTGCTGTTTTTGATACTGCAGTAACAGGTGAAGTTGAGTTTGTTAATGATAAACTTTCTATAGAAACTTTAGGATTAGATCCTATTCAAACTGCAAACGGATCTGGTAAGATTAGAGTTTTCCACAATGCTCACGGTATGTCAGCTGGAGATTCAGTAACAATAGCAAACGCAACAGCAGTTAATGGTTTAACTACTGGAGATCTAAACGCAACCCATACTATCGATAGTGTTGAAATCGACTCATATATAATTTCAACAGGCGGTGGTGCGACAGCTACTGGATTTGGTGGTGGAACTGAAGTTACTGCTACTAGAAATATCGCTTATCAAACTATCCAGCCTATTGTAGCATATCAAAGTTTCAGTGATACAACCTTTAATACTGAACTTAAAACAGTTACAGGAACTTCAGTAGACGGTATAGAAACTGCTTATACTCAAAGTTCATACTTCGGTGTAGTTCCAAACGACAATAACTACTTAGATTATAATGCTCTCGCAGCTTCGGAAATTAACGAAACTAATAATCTTTCTGGCGATAAATCATTGTACATGAAAGCCATATTAACATCTACTAATGATTCATTGTCACCAGTTATTGATATGGATAGGATGTCAATGATTGCGGTTAGAAATCAGGTAAACAATCCTTCTTCTTCTTATAACGATTCAGTATTAGATGTTAATGATGTTATTACTGCAAACGCTAATGTGGCTGCTTCTGGTAGTGTTATTAGTTCGGCAGATTCTAGCACTCAAGATCTATTAAAAACTATTAAGGTTGGAAAGTATATTACCACAACTGGCTTTTCTAACGCAGCAAATAATGATACATTCTTAGTGACTGCAGTAGATTCTTCAAATGGAGATGTTACTGTTAGTGGTTCTTTGACGACAGAAGCTGCTGGATCTTCAGTTAGTATAGATCTGCTAGAAAGATATGTTGATGAGATAGCACCTATTAACAGTTCAACGGACAGTAAATATATTACTAGAAAAATTAATTTAGAAAATCCTTCTACATTTATTAAAGTTAGAATGGCAGTTGATCTCCCACCTAACGCTGGATTAGATGTATATTACAAAAACTCTCTTGTAGGATCTAACAAAAACTTTGATACGATAAAGTATACATTGGTATCCCCAGATGAGACAATAATCCAAAATAATGATGGACTATTCTATGATGTTGAGTACACATTGGAAAGTTTAGAACCTTTTGATGCTACTAAATTTAAATTGGTATTTACCTCAACGGAAGCACAGAATGTTGCTAGAGTTAAAGACCTTAGAATTATAGCGTGTGCGTAATATGTCTAGATATCTAAAAGTAGAAGGGCATGATTTTTTATATAGAGATTCTCTTAGTGGTGCGATTATAAATAAATCAGACTCTGGTTATAAGAAATATATCGCTCAAAGAGAAAAGTTAACAATAAAAAATGATGAAATTCAAAAGCAAAGTGAAGAAATAAATAATTTAAAGGATGAGTTGTTAGATATAAAAGATATGCTCAAACAACTTTTGGAAAAACAAGGGTAAAGAATGTCAACAATTACGTTACGAAATACTAAAGGTAGTCCGTTAACCAACACAGAAATCGATGATAACTTTAGTAACTTAAATACTGACAAATATGAGTCTGGCGACTCTCCATCGTTTGCTGGTTTAACAGTAGCTTCAGATGATTCTTATGCCATAGATGTATCAAGACTTTCGGCTGGCAATACAACATTAAGAATTACAGGTGGATCTACTGCTGGTAATGATGCTGTATTAAGAGCAGACATAGCAAATACAACAGGAACTAGTGCTGTTTATTTTGGAGATACGGATACTAATGGTATTGGTCGTATCATGTATGAGCATAATGGCGACTATATGCGTTTCTATACTAGTTCTGCAGAAGCTATGCGTATTGATGACAGTGGCCACGTTGGTATTGGTACTACTGCTCCAACTGCACCTTTAACTGTTGCTGGAAACATTGCTACTGATAAGCAAACAATTAGTTCTTGGGGAGCTACTAATACCAGAGCATTAGAATTAACAACGTATGGAGCAGCTTCATCTAACGATAACGTTGGTACAGTTTCTTTATCCTGTAATGCATACGAAAGTGCTGATGATTCGTGGAACCGTGTTGCTGGAACTAGCGCAAGTTTATATCAAGCTAAATACACAGGCGATCACGTTTGGTACAGCACAGGTTCTGGCTCTGCTGGCTCTGCTATTTCTTGGTCAGAACGTATGCGCATTGACAGTAGTGGCTACGTTGGCATTGGTACGAGTAGTCCATCTAATCAATTAGAGGTTGTAGGAACTATTCGTGTAACTAATACTGCAAATGCTGCTAATAATTCTAATATACGAGATAGTGGTGGTTTAGTTGTTGAATCTGGTAATTCTAATCCACTTTACTTTTATACAGCCAGCTCAGAAGTCATGCGTATTGACTCTAGTGGCAACGTTGGTATTGGTACTAGTAGTCCTGCGGAGCCATTACACGTTATAGGCACGGTAAGAAGTAATACTTCCTCTACTGGCGATTTCAACTTTTATGCAACGTCTACAGGTGGCGGTGCGTATCGTATTTATCCTGATGATGCGACTACTGCTAACCCAACATGGCTGTATCAAAGCAACAGTTCAGAAGATCAGGCTTGGGTTATTGGCGGCACTGAAAGGATGCGTATCGACTCCAGTGGAGACGTTGGTATTGGTACATCTTCTCCATCATATAATTTGCATGTTTCAAAGTCATCTGACAGCGTAAATGTTATGTTTGAGGGTGGCGCTACTGCTGGAAACAATTCTACATTAAGAATTGCGATTCAGAACACCACAGGAACGTCAGGGATATATTTTGCCGATAGTGATCAAACAGGTGCCGGACGTGTTACGTATGAACACTCCGACGATTCAATGAGATTTTTCACTTCTAACAATGAAGAAATGCGTCTTGAAGCAGACGGTGATCTTCATGTTGATGGAGACGTGATTGCTTACTCAACGACAATTTCTGATAGTAGGTTAAAAGAAGATATTCAAAATATTGAAGGAGCACTAGAAAAAGTAAACAACATTAATGGTGTTACTTTTGTTCGTAAAAATAATGGGGAAAGGTCTGCTGGTGTTATAGCTCAGGAACTATTAGAAGTTTTACCAGAAGCAGTTAAAGAAAAAGAGTTAGCTCTTCAAACTGCAGATGGTGAGAGTTATTACGTTGTTGAATATGATGCAGTTACTGGATTATTAGTTGAGGCGATTAAAGAATTAACAAAAAGAGTTGAAGCTCTGGAGAGTTAAATGGCAGTAAAATCCTCAGGTCCAATATCATTTACTGATTTAGTAGCTGAATTTGCCGACACTGCTCCACATTCAATAAATGAATTTTATAGAGGTGGGGGAAAAGTTCCTGACGCTCCAATTAATTCTAACGTTCCAACTTCTAATGAAGTATCGATGGGCGATTTCTATAATGCTGCCGCTAGAGTTCCTGTTGATATAACCTATTCTTCTCCAGCACAAAACGTTGATCTTTGGAGTGTTGCTAGTGCAAGTCCATCATATATCGCAGGCATTAGTGACGTAACAGTTACTATCGATTCCGGACAAAATATCGGTGCCGCAACTACATTGGGTTATGCCTTTTCGGTGCCAGCAGCATTTGATTCTGGTGACACCATTAACATCGTAAATAACGGAACTATTATTGGAGCAGGTGGTGCAGGTGGAAGAGGATATGTTGGTTCTGGATATCCTGTAAACTATTATCCTGCTTCAGGATCATCTGGTGGTAATGCTCTTTATGTAAATTTTCCTATTACTGTCACTAATAACGGAACCATCGCTGGAGGCGGTGGAGGTGGCGGTGGAGGTGGAGGATCTGGAGCATATGGAGTATCTGGCCACGGTGGCGGAGGTGCTGGTTTTACATCTGGAGCGGGAGCTACTTATCCTGGAGCTTTGACAAATCCTGTATATCTACCAGCAAAAGGTTCTGATGGTACAGTAACAGCAGGAGGTTCAGGTGGTTCGGGGGTTCAAGTTGATAATTATGCTGGAGGTGCTGGTGGTGGTCAAGGTGCTGCAGGTTCAGCAGGTGCTCCAGCTGGTGGTGGTTATGTGTTTATACCTAGTGCATCAGGAGGTAGCGCTGGTTCATACGTAGTTGGTAATTCTAATGTTACTTGGGCAGCTACTGGAACTAGATTAGGTAGTGCTTCATAAATAAAAAATTTGAGGAAATAACAAATGGCAGTTCCATCATCTGGAGAATTAAAATTATCTGATCTTGCTGCAGAGTTTAGCGATAGCGCACCACATCAGATGAGTGAATTCTATAGAGGTGGTGCTAAAGTTCCTAATGCTCCAGCAAATGCAGGAATACCAACGTCAGGTCAAATAGGTATTGGTCAATTTTATGGTGCACAAAATAGAATACCATTGCCACTTTCTATTACTAGCAGCACACAAAATTACGACGTATATACACAAGCCAGCGCCAGTCCACTATACAGCGCAGGTGCCACCGATATCACATTAACCATAAGTCCTGGGATTAATGTTGGATCAACTTCTACTGGAACATATGCACTAGCAGTTCCTGGATCATTTACTACTGGTGATACTATTACTATTGTAAACAACGGAACTGTTATCGGTAGAGGTGGTGAGGGAGGAAGAGGTGGTGCTGGTAATGGAAGTTACACCAAAAGTGGTGCACCAGGAGGTGCAGGCGGTAATGCAGTATATGTAAACTACCCAACTACAATAACCAATAATGGAACACTAGCAGGTGCTGGTGGAGGAGGTG